CGGCGATGCTAGGGTGTCCGGCAATGCTTGGGTGTCCGGCGATGCTGACTATGCGACGGTGCATGGATTTGGCTCCGAATATCGTACAACTACATTTTTTAGGACAAAAGCAGGAGAAATCGGTGTGAGATGTGGTTGTTTTTATGGCACTTTAGAGGAGTTTAGAGCAAAGGTAAAGGAAACGCATGGGGAGACTAAGACTGCGAAAGAGTATTTGATGGTTGCAGATCTTATGGAGTTTAGATTTTCAGAGGAGGAAGTATAGATGAAAAAATGGGAATTTAATGATGATATACCGGCAGAGGAGGCAGTAGGGCTAATTCGAGCGGTGGAGCGGTACATCAATAGTTTTGATAATGACGGATATATGACAACAGTCGAGAAAACAATGTTGGCAATTCTTGGAATAGAAAAAACAGAGGAGGAAGAACAATAATGGCAAATTTATATGAAATTAACGAGTCGATTGTAGCGGCATTTGAAAGAGGAATCGATGCGGAAACAGGGGAAATTCTCAGTGAAAAGGCACTTGAAGAGTTAGCTAAACTAGAAATGGAGCGTGATGAGAAGGTTGAGGGAATCGCTTTGTGGATTAAGAATCTCCTAGCGGATGCGGAGGTGCTTAAAAAGGAAAAAGAGGTATTTGCACAGCGCCAAAAGGCAGCGGAAAACAGAGCGGCATCCCTTAAAAAATACTTAGCAGGCGCACTTGCAGGGCAGAAATTTGAGACAAGCAAGGTAAAAATCGCCTTCCGGAAGTCGGAAAGTGTGGAAGTTACGGATATTTCAAAGATAGATGATGATTATCTGAAATATGCGGAGCCGACAGCTGATAAGACAAAAATCAAAAAGGCTCTGAAAGAAGGGATTGATTTGCAGGGAGTGCGGCTTGTTGAAGGGAAAAATATTCAGATTAAGTAGGAAGATTAGATAATGAGTAAGGTAATTTGTATCGCCGGAGAATCCGGTTCGGGGAAGACGACAAGTATGAGAAATTTAGATCCAAAGACAACATTCTACATTGACGCAGACTGCAAAGGATTGTCTTGGAAAGGTTGGAGAAGTCAATATAACACTGATAACAAGAACTATAAAGCAACAGACGATGCCAATGTTGTTAGAACGTTTATTAAGAGACTGGCAGAAGGTTGTCCTAACATTAAAGTTATTGTGGTTGACACAATCAATGGACTTATGGTTGCAGACGAAATGAGGAGAAGCAAGGAAAAAGGATATGATAAATGGGTGGATCTAGCCGCATGTGTGTGGGATCTGGTTTGTGAATGTTATACATATCGTGATGATCTGACAATCGTCTTCACCGCTCACACTCAAACGGATCATGACGAGAATGGTTACATGTTCACACGGATTAAGACGTCTGGTAAGAAATTGGACAAGATTGTGCTGGAAAGTAAATTTACAACAGTCCTTCTCAGCAAATGTGTTGATGGGCAGTATAAGTTTGAAACGAGAGCAAACAATAGCACAGCGAAATCTCCTTTAGGAGCATTCGAGGAATTTGAGATTGATAATGACATCGTAGAAGTAATTAAAGCATTGGAGGAATTTTAAATATGAGAAAGCCAAATAATTTTGATAATACAAAAGCGCAGGGAGATTTTACTCCGGTAGAACTTGGAGGACATATTATGGTAATTAAGGATGTTACGGAGATGAAGTCCAAGAATGGGAAAGATATGATCAGAATTTCTTTCGATTTCGCAAAAAATGATAAGCAGCCAGGATACTTTGAAAAAATGTTTAGAGATGATATCAGACCGGATAAAAAATGGCCAAATCAAGCGACTCAGTACATCTTGACAGAGGACGCTGATGGAAATTGTAGCAGGTCATTTAAAACATTCATTACTTGCGTAGAGCATTCCAACAAAATGGAAGTACAGTGGGGAGATAACTTTGAGCAGCAGTTTAAAAATAAAGCAATTGGCGGAGTGTTCGGACCGCAAATGGATTATTACAACGGCAAAGAAATCGAGAAAAGAGTTCTTAGATGGTTTACGTCTGCTGACAAGGTAAAAGATGCACAAGTGCCGGATATGTCGGAAACACAAGCATACAAGAATCATCTTAACGGATATCATCCAAATTCAACTTCCGCAGGGGATGGATTTATGAATATTCCTGATGGAATCGATGAAGAACTTCCGTTTGCATAGAGGTGGAATAGATGGATATACAAATTGATAGCCGGGAAAAGGCAAGAGCAATTAGGAAAATTGTAAAGACTTTTGATGAGAGTGGAGTCAAATACTTTTCTAGTAAGTTATTAGTTGGGGATTACATGTCTTTGGACAATCCCCGGCTGATCATTGACAGAAAACAAAACCTACAGGAACTTTGCGGAAATGTTTGCCAGCAACATGAAAGGTTTAAGAGAGAGCTGCTTAGAGCAATGGATGCAGGAATTCAGCTCATCATATTAATTGAACACGGACAAGGCATAAATAACATTGAAGATGTTTATTTTTGGAAGAATCCAAGGAAACATGAAGTACGTTTTCGGACTGTAAATGGAAAAAAGGAAAGATATGTGGTGTCAACAAAGGCAGTGGACGGAAACCAGCTCTACAAATCCCTTTGTACTATCAGGGATCGATACAATGTGAGGTTCGAATTTTGCGAGAAAAAAGACACCGGAAAGAAAATCATTGAATTGTTAGGCAGGAAAGATGAATAAAGAAGAGATTAAGAAAACATACAGTATGAGGGAAATTGCAGAGCGGTACGGATTCCAAGTGGATCGGGCGGGATTTATTCACTGCCCATTCCACCAAGGGGATCGGGGAGCATCATTAAAAATCTATCAAGATAGCTTTCATTGCTTTGGGTGTGGGGCAAATGGAGATATATTCACGTTTGTTCAGCTGATGGACCAGGTTGACTTTAAAGAGGCTTTCCAAAGCCTTGGGGGAACCTATGAAAAACCAACATTTCATTCGAAGCTATCCATATATAGGAGTAAAAAGAAAGCAGATCAGCGAAAAAAAGAACAAGATAAGCTTAAAAAAAGAAGAGAGCTTAATAATGTACTGATTGATGTGTATCGCGACTATATGAATCGATCAGAGCCATTCAGCGAGACTTGGTGTGATTGCTACAATGCTCTGCAATATCAGTTGTACCTGCATGATATTTTAAACAGTGAGGAGGTGAGAATGTGAAAGAAATGAGCGAATTCGATGCAGACAGTATATTAGATGATGAAGTTTTTATCGAGCTGTTTGAGATGGAAGATCCGATTCTCCGGTCGAAAACAAAGGTTCAACTCACTAGGAGAGCTAAGCAGCTGGGAGTTAAATCAGATTTTGAAGAGATATTAAAGGGGTACAATCAGGCAGATCGAGAAATGAAAAGGCAGGAGCAGGAAAATAGAACTGTCTGCACAGTGGATAATTACACCAATTTCACGGGACCTCATGATCGGATGTATTGCGGTGCATGGATAGCAGATGATCGAGGAGTCTTTGCTCAGAATTCCGGAAGAGTTGATGAGGTAGCCTGCTATCACCCGATTCTGCCAGTGGAGAGGCTGCGTAATCTCGAGACTGGAGAAGAGCAGATCAAGTTGGCATACAAACGAAATAATCAATGGCAGGACATTGTTGTGCCAAAGACAATGATTACATCGGCGAATAAGATTGTAGCGCTGTCCGGAAGAGGAATATCTGTCACATCGGAAAATGCAAAGCTGTTGGTCAAGTATCTCGCTGACGTGGAAAATGGAAATGATGACTACATAGATGTGCAATACTCCACAAGCAAGCTAGGATGGATTAACGATCAATTTATCCCTTATGATACAGACATTATCTTTGATGGAGATAATCGTTTCAAACAAGCTTTTGAGAGTGTTTCAGAGCATGGAAGTTTTGATGTATGGCTAAGGCATGTCCGGGAGCTTCGAGCATCTGGCAGGATGGAAGTGAAATTTCTATTAGCTGCATCATTTTCCAGTGTATTAGTGCAAGTTCTTGGCGGGCTCCCGTTTTTCGTGGACTTATGGGGAGAAACAGAGGGAGGAAAGACAGTATCTTTGATGGTCGCTGCTTCCGTGTGGGCGAATCCAGATGAGAGTAGGTATATTGGAAATTTTAAAACTACGGATGTTGCACTGGAGTCAAAAGCAGATATGCTGAATCATCTCCCAATGTTTTTGGATGATACAAGTACGGTCTCAGCGAGAATCAGGGACAATTTTGAAGGAATTGTTTATGATCTGTGTTCCGGGAAAGGAAAGAGCCGGTCCAATAAAGAACTTGGAATCAATCGAGAAAACCGCTGGAGAAACGTGATGATCTGCAATGGAGAACGGCCATTAAGCAGTTATGTCAATCAAGGTGGAGCAATTAACAGAATCTTAGAGGTCGAGTGCGGTGAGAAAATATATCAAGATCCACAGAAGACGGCAGAAACAGTGAAGAAAAATTATGGACATGCAGGGAAAGAGTTTGTGGAGATTATAAAGGAACTCGGTGAGGACGAAATTCGTTCTATTCAGAAAGAATTTCAAAAACAACTTTTAGATACGGACAAGATGCAGAAGCAGAGTATTTCGCTTTCTATCGTTCTTGCAGCAGATAAAATAGCCACAGACTATATATTTAAGGATGGACAATATATTTCCGTGGAAGAGGCGAAAAAGGTGCTTATAGACCGAAACGAGCTTTCAGATAATGAGCGCTGTTATCATTTCATCCAGGATAAGGTGGCAATGAATGGACATCGGTTTGATGCAATGACGAGCTGCGAAAAGTGGGGAATTGTTGAGAATGGATATGCAATATTTTACAATTCTGCGTTTGACCAGATTTGCAAAGATGGTGGATTTTCTAAAAAGTCTTTTCTTTCGTGGGCGGCGAAGAAAGGAATTATCCAGCAGGACAGCAAAGGAAATCATACAAAGCAGAAGAAGATTGACGGGAAAAACTCGAGGTGTGTGTTTTTACAACTAAATCTGGAAGAAAGTGTGGATAATGATGGATTTGCGAGCATCGATGAGACACAAGAGGAGCTGCCATTTCAATAAAAAGGTAGCAAAGTAACAAGGTAACAACGGAAAAACGCGCTATATATAAGAGCGTTTTGTGTGAGAAATCCAAGAAATATGAAATCCCTATATAGGGTAAAAATCATTGTTACTTTGTTACCATAGCTTGAAAATCCGTCAACCATGCGGGTTTGAGTAGGTAGCAAGCGTTTGTTACTAATACGAAATATTTGATACTTTGTTACGAAAAGGAGTAAATATGCACGAAAAAATAACAGATATTCAAAATTCCTTCTGGAAAGCCTATAAGGACTTTAGAGAGAATCAAGATTATAAACAGTATAACACATCAATCAAGGCGATCGCTAAGAAATATCAGTCAGACAAAGAGATGCTTGATTTTATAAAATCCTTATTAATTGCATGGACTCCGGTAATTAATTTATGGAAGGAGTGATCCTATGCTATGGATGGCAGTGACCGCAGATCGATTTGAATTACCTCTCTGCGTAGAAGAATCAGCCACTCTCTTAGCAAGAAGATTACATACCACGGAATCAACGATACGGAGTAGGAGATCGAGGCAGAACAATGGAAAGATATGCGGATATAGAATAGTGGCAGTAGAGGAGGAAAGATAAATGGTAGAGATTAAATTACAGGATGGATATTTTATCGAGGTGGATCCATTAAATTACACATTGAGACAGAGATATTCCGGGAAGACAAAGGATGGCGAGGAGAAAGAATCCGTCAGAACACATGGATATTACGGAAGCATCCGGCAGGCGGTGGACAGATACATAATTCTTTCGCAGATGGATTTTATGGACGGTATGAGCATCGACTTGAAAGAATATGTGGATTTGATTGAAAGACTTAATAAATCAGCTGTGCAGAGGATTGAGAGTGCTATCGGGAGGTGATCGATACTATGAGAGAGAATATGGAAGATCACACATGGTCCGAAGAGCCGTGCAGTTCCTTTTGGGAAGAAGTAGAGAAGAGAATGGATAGAGTTAAGAAAGTAACGAAGAAAAGCTATAAAGGTTGCGAAGCTTGCAGATGGCATAACTTAAATGGTGGCACTTGCAAAGGTGGAAAGGCAAGATGCGGACAGTTTGTTAGAGAAAGGGCATAAGAAAATGGACGAGAAGAAAGTTAGAGAAGCGATAGAAGTAATCAAAGGATATAGAAGATTAGATGAATATATGAATAACACAGAAAGATTGCCGTATTGTGACATGGCAATCGAAGCACTGGAAAAGCAGTTGCCGAAGAAAGTAGATGTTTGGGCTAATGGAACACAACATTGCCCAGTTTGTGACAAAGACCTAACTTATACAGGGTTTCATATATGTCCAGAGTGTTATCAGCGGCTTTGTTATACAAAATAAACGCACCGTGTATTTAAGAATTGAGTAATTGAGTTACGAGTTTAGTTTTCTTGCAAAATGGAGAAGTGAAAGAATGAATAGAGAAAACCTTTTTAAAGCAAAAACAACAAAAAAAGAAAATCCGAAGCATGTATTTAGTGAAAGCTGGGTAGAAGGAAATTTAATATTATGTAATGGCAAAGCATATATACATCCAATCAGTAATAAAGTTGCGGTTAAAGGAGAGTTAGGAAAAATTATTGTGATGCATGAAGTTATTCCGGACACTATCTGTCGATACACTGGTCTTGAAGATAAGAACGGTAAGGAGATTTGGGGGAATGATATTTTAAGAGGGCATAAGAACAATGATGATTTAGTAAGAGTTGCGTTTGGAGAATTTAATGTAATTGATGTAGATACATTAGAAACCGTGGATAGAGTCGTTGGATGGCATACAGAAGTAATTGAAACAGATGCATTGAGCAAATGCGAACCGTTTTGCCTTCCGATGCCATTGACAGATTTTTATATTGAGATAAGCGAGTTTGAAGTATTCGGAAATATTTTTGATAATCCAGAGTTGTTGGAGGTGAGATAATGAAAATCATTGATAAATCAAGAGGCGGAACAAAAGAATTTAAATATCTAAGATTAGAAGATATTTTCCGATGGGACGGAAGGCTATTTATGAAAGTTACCAATCGTTATGATAATTACTATCCAAACGCCTATGATTTTGATAAACATGTGTTAACAGATTTCGAAGAGGAAACAGAAGTAGAAGCTATTCCGGCAGAACTGATTTTGCATGAGAAAGGGTGGTCTGAATAAATGAACGTGCTAGAGAAGATTTTGGAAGAGATGAAGAAAATTAAAGATGGAAACAGAAAGGAAAAATTGTATGGAAAATATCCGCCACAAAACAAAAGGCAAGAGACTCTAAATGCCTATTCGCAAGGATATGAAGATGGTACGGATAATTTTTATAATGCGATTATTCCGATTATCCGTTCCCACATTAACGGTGTTCCAGACATGGATAACGGTTGGATTCCGGTAAGTGAGAAATTGCCGGAAGAAAAGGGTTGGTACCAATGTACATGTTCTGACAAAGAAATCTGGAATGATGATATAGTTATAGATTTATATTATTATCCAGAAATAAAAGAATTTGTAGATAACATTCGATATGAAACCAATGGGTTAAAAAATATTGAAAAATATTTTTGGACGAAATATGTAACAGCATGGTGTCCACTACCAGAACCATACAAGGAGGTATAACATGGACATTTTAATCACAATCGCATTCCTAGCCCTGTACTACATCCTGGGGCTTGGAACAGTGATTGCTTTGAAGACAGGAATCGAAGAGGATGTAGAACTTGAAGGAGCAGATTATCTTCATGCCGCAGGTTTTCCGATACTGTTATTTGTGGTGTTTTTGGATTGGATAGTGCGAAAGATAGTGAGGTGATGCAGGAATGACAAGAGATACTATGAAACGTAGAAAGGAAACGGCAGGAGTCATCCGAAAGATAGATGCGCATGATATGGCTAAGCATGAGCCAACAGAGAACGCCAAGAAATGGATGAAAAGAAAGGCATACTCTGTAGAGGACTGCTTGAAAAAATGGGGAATAGATGCGAAAGGGAGTGTGATGAGTGGACAAAAGAACACTGAAAAAGTATAGACTGAACAAAGATAGACTTATCCGGATTGAGAACCAGATACAAGAACTCTGTGAACGGGAATCGACTGTTGTCATGGGGAAGGTAACGGGATCCAGCGCAGATTTTCCGTACACCGAAGTGAGAACATCTGTACAAATGTATGACCCTTACGAAGAAGAGAATGTAAGGCGTCAGATCAGGAGAAAAGAAGCGGACAGGTTGCTGCTTCTGAAGGAACAGAAAGAGGTAGAGGACTACATAAATGGGATTGGAGACCCGGAGATTAAAGAGGTATTCGAGTTATCGTTTATAGATGGAAAAAAACAGAATGAAGTTGCGGAGATAGTGAATATTGACAGGAGTTACGTATCGAAAAAAATAAGTGATTATCTCAAATTTTCACACTTTTCACAAAAATAGTATGCTATAATTATTCTAGAACGATTATACATTGTTCTAAGCGTGCATTAAATCCTGCACAGGTACACCGCCAGACTTCTACCCTTTCTTGTCTGGCGGTGTTTTCATGTGGAGTATAGCATCAATGGTAGATGCGCAGGGTCGCGCCCTGTGTCCTTGGTTCGATTCCAAGTGCTCCGCCTCAGATGTAAAGTGTGCTGCTGAGCGGCCTTAAATGATTAAGCGCGCGATCTGCTTTGCATCTGATTGGTACCAATAGCAGATATCCGCAGATCTGCCAAGTAAACAAGTAGACATGATCTATATTTAGTGTTTTAGTCCCCGAGTGCGGATAGGGGAGAGGATGTCAATAAAAGGCATCCTACCGGACATAGCTCAGTTGGTAGAGCAGCGGCCTTATAAGCCGTGTGTCATGAGTTCGATTCTCATTGTCCGGAGTAAGGGAGGGAAACAGCATGGCATACAGGCCAGATAGAGATGGATCGCATCGAGGAGCGTTTGAACGGAATAAGAAGAAGATATATGCAACTCAAACAGTGTGTGGAATATGCGGAAAGCCGGTAGACTTTTCGTATAAGTATCCGCATCCATTGTCTCCGTGCATTGATCACATTATGCCGATTAATAAGGGGGGCCACCCATCTGATATAGATAACCTCCAGCTGGCTCATTGGACGTGCAACAGACAAAAGAGCGATAAGATAATAAAAGGAGCCAGCGAAAAGAAAGAAGAGATCATAAGTAACCGAGTGCTGCCACATACATTTGACTGGAAAAATATAAGAAAAAGCACGAAAGGATAGAGGGGGGATACCTCCCCATATTGTTATGGGAAAGAGGTTCACGACGACTGTGAAAAAAAACACACGCCAAAAGAAAAGGAGACTGAGATGGCAAATTATAAGGGCGCAGAATACTTAAAAAGGCGGCTGAACAGTAAAAGAAGCCGCGTAAGAATGCGATATAACTACTATGAGATGAAGAATAGAATAAAGGATTTTCAAGTATCCACGCCTCCGGAACTTAGAAATGCACAGACAGTGCTTGGGTGGTGTGGAAAAGCAGTGGACAATCTGGCTGATCGAATTGTATTTCGGGGATTTGCGGAAGACAACTTTGATATAGGACAGATTTTTTCAATGAATAATCCAGACACTTTTTTTGATAGCGCAGTACTATCGGCGCTGATTTCGGCATGCTGCTTTGTGTACATTTCGGAGGATAATGAAGGATATCCGAGACTCAGGGTGATTGACGGAAGTAATGCAACCGGAATCATAGATCAGTCCACCGGTCTATTGAAAGAGGGATATGCGGTATTGGAAAGAGATAGCAATTATAATCCAATCACGGAAGCATATTTCGCTCCAGGACTTACGAGGATCAGCACAAGAGGAAGATTGATAGATGTTCCAAATAATGTGGATCATCCGCTTTTAGTTCCAATCATTTTCCGTCCGGATGCAGCAAGGCCATTCGGACACAGCCGGATCAGCCGGGCATGCATAGATATTGTAAACAGTGCGATGCGAACAGTTAAGAGATCAGAGATTGCAGCAGAATTCTATTCTTTCCCGCAAAAGTGGGTTGTTGGAACGTCGCAAGATGCGGATCCAATGGATAAGTGGAAGGCAACGATGTCATCGCTGATTGAAATAACAAAAGATGATGAGGGAGACAAACCTACTTTTGGCCAATTTATTCAGCAAAGCATGTCGCCCCATACGGAGCAGCTCAAGATGTTCGCAGGACTATTTGCAGGAGAAACGGGGCTGACTTTAGATGATCTAGGATTTGTTACAGATAATCCATCCAGTGCAGAGGCAATCAAAGCAAGCCACGAGAATCTGCGGTTGATTGCACGGAAAGCGCAACGGACTTTCGGCACAGGGTTCTTAAATGTAGGTTATCTGGCGGCTTGTCTGAGGGATGATTTTCCGTATCAAAGAAGACAGTTTTATCTTACACGACCAAAGTGGGAGCCGGTGTTTGAGCCAGATGCAGCAGCATTAAGTTCCTACGGAGATGGAGCGATTAAGATCAATCAAGCAATCCCAGGATATATTGATGAAAATAAAATGAGAGATTTGACTGGATTTTAGGAGGCGGCATGGATATTGCACCGAAGCTGTTTGAAACTGTTCAAATGGAGTTTAAAAGAAAATTTGAAAAGGATGGCACTATAAAAAAATTGTATGATAAGATCGGCAAAGGAAGTGCCACTTATAAGGAGGCACATGAATTTGCGATTAAAACAGGAGAGATATTATCAGAGGTATTTGATCAGACACTTTCTTCAGCGGTTCTGCCGGATGGCAGGATGTATTATAATATTGCTGAGAGAGTTATAGGTCCTATGCTGAAGGGAAACTATGACATTGTATCAGAGGCTGCAGCTGAGATACAAAAGCAGCTGAATGAAAAGGCAGGCATCGGAATCAAAGCAATCAGGCCGGAATTCAATCAGGACAAAGCGAAAGGAATTATAGATATTATTTCTGAAAGAGAAAATTATGATGAGATTGCGTATATGTTGAGAGAGCCGATAATTAATTTCACGCAAGCGATTGTAGATGATGCTGTTAGGGCTAATGCTGATTTTCAGAGTAAAGCAGGACTCAGCCCTAAAATTGTGCGCACATCTACTCGAAAATGTTGCGCTTGGTGTGATTCGTTGGCCGGAGTGTACGATTATGATAAAGTATCTGATACCGGGAACGATGTATTCAGAAGACATCAGCATTGCAAGTGTCTGGTAGAGTATGAGCCGGGCGATGGGACACGTCAGAATGTGCACACAAAAAGATGGTCAGAATCCGAGGAAAGTGGTAAAATAAAGTCAAAGAAACTTATAGGACTCTCTCCGGAAGATGATTCGGTTATCAGAGAAATTAAGAAGAAAATTATATCTGATCAAAATATAAAAAAGGTTGCAGAAAGACAAAAAATACATAGAAAGGGTACAGAGCTTTACAATATAAGAGAAAAAGCTTTGAAAGAAAAAGGACAATATGGACCATCCTATATTACGATATCAGATGATGAAATATTAGAGCTTGTGCAGAAATATTCCGGAAAGGGAATAATAAAATATAATAGGCATGGAGAATGGAATCATCAAGAAACTATCGTGACGAATGATAAAATTGTGGGGGTAGTTGTTGATAACAGAAATGGCAATTATGCAAATACGCCAGTATTTAAAATACACTACGCAAAAGATGGAATTCATATTGTGCCAGATTATCCAAGTAAAAGGAGATGATTTTGTGAAATACGAAGAGGTAAAAGAATATATAGGGAAAACTGTTGTTGTGACAGATGTCGATGATAAAAAATTTAGAGGAGTGATTACAAACACAGAGAGTGAATTTGATACAGAGTCAGGGAAAGAAGAAATAGAGCTTGACACGGGAAAGGTGTGGTATGGAATTCCGATAGATGAAATAGAAGAAATAATGCCAATAGAAAAATAATGATGCCGCTGATCACAAGGATTGGCGGTATTTTTATGCTATTTTTACTACACAAATATATCCCTTTGGGCGGTGGGGTGATATCGCTTACAAAAGATACAGCTAAAAATAGGAGGGTTGTCATGGCAGAAATTAGACAAGGACGTCAGACACCCACGCAATCCGTTGTGATTCCTTACTCGGAAACAAAAGGGCAGGAGGCAGCAGATCTATACGCACAGACTGGCAATGTCCTTCTGGAATGGCAGCAGTTAATCCAATGCGATCTGATGGCGGTCAATGAGGAAGGGCTGTGGGTACATCAGAAATATGGATATTCTATCCCAAGACGAAATGGTAAGTCAGAAAATGTGCTTGCAAGGTGCTTATGGGGATTAAAAAACGAAGAGAGAATATTATATACCGCACACAGAGCAACGACATCTCATGCGGTATGGGAGCGATTGGACAGAATGTGTGAAAAGGCAGGGATACAAATCTCATCCTCTTTCAAGGCTTTTGGAAAGGAGCATTTATATACACCGGATGGAGGTGTAATTGAATTTCGAACACGAACATCAAGCGGAGGATTAGGAGAAGGGTATGATCTGCTAATCATCGATGAGGCGCAGGAATATACAGAGGCGCAGGAAACATCGTTGAAATACATTGTATCTGACAGTGATAATCCGCAGACAATCATGCTCGGAACGCCTCCAACGGTAGTTTCTGCAGGAACTGTTTTTGTGAAATTCAGGGAAACGGTTTTGTCGGGGAACGGATTCGATTCCGGATGGGCAGAATGGTCGGTGGAATATCAAACAGACCCACATGATATTGAGGCATGGTATGAAGCAAACCCATCTCTCGGAACTATTTTGACTGAGAGAAAAATTCGTGCAGAGATTACGAACGATGATGTTGATTTTAACATCCAAAGGTTGGGGCTGTGGCTTAGATATAATCAAAAATCAGCAATCGGTAAGAATGAATGGGAAGCATTGCAAATATCAGACAATCCGGAATTGGAAGGAGATATATTTGTCGGAATCAAATATAGTCACACTGGCGAACATGTTGCGATGGCGGTTGCTTCCAAGACTACAAGTGGAAAAATATTTATAGAAGCGCTTGATTGTCGACCGATACGAGCGGGAAACCAGTGGATTATAGATTATCTGATTCCGATGAAGCCTAAGAAGGTAGTTGTAGACGGAGCGAATGGCCAACAGATTCTTGCAAGCGAAATGAAAGAAGCTGGATTAAAAGAACCGGAGATGCCGACGGTAAAGGAAGTCATTACAGCAAACGCAACATTTGAACAAGGACTATTCCAGGGCACAATCTGTCATGCGAATCAGCCGTCACTAACGCAGGCGGCGAGCAACTGCGAAAAAAGGACGATTGGATCAAATGGAGGATTCGGTTATAAGTCGATCAAGGAGGGAGTTGAGATTTCTCTTTTGGATTCTGTCATTTTGGCATACTGGAAATGTGCAGGAAGTAAGGAAAAAAAGAAGCAGAAAGCAAGGTATTAAAAGGACAGCCTGCGGGGTGTCTTTTTTGTATAAAAATTACCGATACCACCGGGTTAAGTGGGGGAAGGAGTTAAAAAAATGAGTGATTTTAAGGTGATTGAAACACAAGAACAATTTGATGAGGCGATCAAAGAAAGGCTCACGAGAGAAAGAGAAAAAGTAGAAAAAGAATACGAAGGGTATTTATCTCCAGAAGATGTAGAAAAGAAATATGACGGATATCTTTCCATGGATGCAGTACAGGAAAAGTACAAAGAGTATTTATCTCCTGAGCAGGTAAAAGAAAAAGATAATCTCATCAAAAGTTACAAAAGAAACGCGAGCAGAGTAAAAATCGCGATGTCTGAGGGGATTCCGTATGAACTTGCAGAGAAAATCTCTGGAGAAACAGAGGAGGAGATGAAAAAAGATGCAAAAACACTTTCTGGATTTTTAAAAAAGAATAATCCATATCCGGATTATGATCCGGAGCCGAGTGGAAACAAAGATTCAAAAAAAGAAGCAATGAGAAAAATGTTAAACAATTTGAAAGGAGAACAATAGTATGGCAGCAGAAAGAGGAAATTTATTTGATCCAACATTAGTGACAGATTTAATCAGCAAAGTAAGAGGCAAATCATCTCTTGCAGCATTATCCGGGCAGACACCAATCCCTTTTAACGGATTGAAAGAATTTATTTTTTCCATGGAGAAAGAAATTGACATCGTAGCAGAAAACGGAAAGAAAACAGAAGGTGGAATTAAGGTAGAGCCAGTTAAAATCGTACCGATCAAATTTGAATATGGTGCACGAGTGTCCGATGAATTTCTATATGCGACAGAGGAAGAGCAGCTTGAGATTTTAGCGGCTTTTAACGATGGATTTGCGAAAAAGGTGGCAAAAGGATTGGATCTTGCGGCTTTCCACGGAATTAATCCAAGAACGGGAGAGGCATCAAACGTAGTGGGAACAAATCACTTTGACAGCAAAGTAACGCAGAAAGTGACTTATACAAAAGGTACGCCGGATGTGAACTTAGATGCTGCTATTGCAGCAGTGCAAGGAGCTGATGGAGATGTAACCGGAATGGCATTCTCTACTGCATTCGGAGCAGATATGGCAACAGTGAAAGAAAATGGAGTACGTCAGTATCCAGAGTTTCGGTTTGGGGCATCCCCAAATAGTCTTGGAGGCATGGCAGTCAGTGTAAACAATACAGTTTACAATGCAACTGTAAAAGATCACGCGATTGTAGGAGATTTCCAGTCTGCATTTAAATGGGGATTTTCAAAAGAAATCCCGATGGAGATTATCAAGTATGGTGATCCGGATAACTCTGGAAAAGATTTAAAAGGATACAATCAGGTGTATATTCGTGCGGAAGTATATATTGGATGGGGAATCCTTGTACCGGAATACTTTTCAAGGGTGGTTGAAGGAGCATAATGCAGTACAGGAATAAAAGAACCGGAATTGTAATCGACATTGAAAGCAAATTGAGCGGTGGCGATTGGGAAGAGGTAAAAGCCTCTTCCAAACCTCGGAGAAAAAAGGCTGGTGATCAGAATGGAACCATTTGCGACAGTAAGTGATGTGAAGGAACTTTGGAGAGAAATGACCGAAGAAGAAACGAAGAGAGCAGAGAAGCTGCTTGGTGTCGTATCGGATTGCTTAAGAGTCGAAGCGGATAAAGTAGGAAAAGATCTTGATGCAATGATTGAACAAAAGCCTTTTTTGAAAAGCGTGGCAAAATCGGTCACGGTGGATGTGGTTGCCAGGACACTTATGACTTCGACAGACTCGGAGCCGTTGGCGCAGGAGTCCCAATCGGCGCTTGGCTACTCTTGGTCCGGTACCTACCTTGTTCCTGGAGGGGGCTTATTCATTAAAAAGTCAGAGTTATCGAGACTCGGGCTGAGAAGACAAAGGATGGGAGTGATTGAGCTGTATGGCGAAGATACAAGGGATAACAGTTACATTAATCAATAAAATTGAAGCAGGAAAAGACGGTTTTGGCCATCCTGTTTATAAAGAGAGCCGAGTGAATGTGGGAAACGTACTTGTTGCTCCGGCAGGAACAACAGAAATTGTAGATATGCTCAATCTGACGGGGAAAAAAGGAGTCTACAATCTAGCTATTCCGAAAGGAGATAATCATGTTTGGGAGGACCAGAAAGTTGAATTTTTTGGAGAACTTTGGCAGGTAATTGGGTTTCCGCAGGAGGGGATTGCCGATAACATCCCGCTTTCCTGGAATCAGAAATGGATGGTGGCACGCTATGAGTAAAGTGAAAATCGTCTTAAACGGCAAAGGAATTGAAAAAATGATGAAGTCGCCGGAAATGATCGAGATATGTGAAGGACATGCAAACAATGCACTGGCAAAGCTTGGATCCGGATACGAAGTCACAAGTATGGTGGGAAAGACTAGATGCAATGCGGAGATAGCAGCAGTTACCAAGAAAGCGAAAAGAGACAACATGGAAAATAACACGATATTGAAGGCGGTGAGTGGAAAATGATAGAGCAAATGGTACGTGATTATCTGATTAAAAAGACTAAAATTCCTGCATTTATGGAAAAAGAGCCTGATATGCCTAAGGAATACTTTCTGATTAAAAAAACTGGAAGTGGGAAAGACAATCACATCCGACAAGCAACCCTTGCGATTAAGTCATACTCCACATCTCTGTATCAAGCAGCCGTCTTAAATGAAAAATTGAAAGAAGCAATGGAAAACATAATTGAAATCAATGAAGTGAGCAGATGCAGCCTGAATAGCGATTATCCGTACTCAGACACGAGCCGGAAAGAGTATCGGTATCAGGCTGTTTTTGATATTACACATTATTAAGGAGGGTAAAGATGGATGTTAAGAATGTAAGTACCGGTAAGCCGAAAATCGGAGGAGCAGTATACCGGGCACCGCTGGGAAGTAAGCTACCAACAGATGCGACAACAGCGTTGGATCTCGCGTTTAAGGAGCTTGGATATTGCTCGGACGATGGTCTTACAAATACAAATAGTCCGGAGTCAGAGTCACAAAAAGCATGGGGCGGTGACACCATTTTAAATATGCAGACAGCAAAACCAGATACGTTTAAACTAAAATTGCTTGAGATTTTAAATATCGAAGTTTTAAAAGCTGTATATGGAGAAAAGAATGTAACCGGCACATTGGATGCAGGAATCACTGTGAAAGCGAATAATACAGAATCGGAGCCTTGTGCTTGGGTTGTGGAGATGATCTTAAAAGGTGCACTGAAAAGGATCGTGGTCCCAAATGCGAGCATCTCAGAGCTGGGAGATATTGTATATAAGGATAATGAGGCGATTGGCTACGAAGTCACACTCACTGCCGTGCCGGACAGCGATGGACAAACACACTACGAATATATCAAGAAAGAGGGAGTTTAATGATGATTACAGGAAAAATTACAAACGGATTTGAATTTGAAGTAGAAGAAGATTTAATGGATGATTATGAGTTTTTGGAAACTCTTTGTGAGATTGACAATGGAAATGCAAGCCTGATTCCGGCAGTAGCTACGCAGTTACTTGGAGTAGAACAGAAAAAAGCGCTGATGGAACACATCCGGGGAGAAAACGGAAGAGTATCATCGCAGAAAATGGGAGAAGCGATTGGAGAGATCCTTACCAGCTGTGGACAAGGAAAAAACTCCTGATCCTGGCACACATGATTAATACTGACGAGGATGCATTGATTTGCGATCTCGCAGAAACATATAAAATTTTTGATTATAGGTCGTTGCCGTGTAAAACGGTTGCGACCTTTTCTTGTGGGCTGGGAGATAACTCAAGAATCAAGATGAAATTGGCTGATACAAAGATTACGACAGAAGAAATGCTTTTATCGGCACTCGTAGATAATACAAAACTGCTTGCATGGCTAAACAGCCAAGATGGAGCGAATGGAGTAAATAGGCCGGAATCTCTTTTGGCGATCCTAACCGGACAAGCGGAGAAAAATGACAATGTAATGGCATTTGAATCCGGAGAAGACTTTAAGCGAGAGTGGGAAAGACGAGCGGGAGGAGCATAAATGGGAACAGAACTTGCAAAAGCTTATGTGCAAATCATACCGTCTGCCAGAGGAATAAAAGGAGAAATATCGAAACAGATCAGCCCGGAAGCAGATTCGGCAGGTAAGTCCTTCGGCGGTAGTATGGTCGGAGCAATCAAAGGTGTTATCGTGGCAGCCGGAATCGGAAAAGCAATATCTGCATCCATCAATGAGGGAGCTGCATTGCAGCAGAGTCTCGGCGGCATCGAAACACTCTTTAAAGACAGTGCTGACAAAGTAAAAGAGAATGCAGCTCAGGCATATAGGACAGCCGGTATGAGCGCAAATGAATACATGGAGATCACGACCAGTTTTGCTGCAAGCTTGCTAAGTAGTACCGCAAATGATACATCTAAGGCGGCAGACATTGCAGATATGGCGATGACTGACATGTCGGACAATGCCAATAAGATGGGAACCAGTATGGAACTCATTCAAAATGCATATCAGGGATTTGCGAAGCAGAATTACACCATGTTGGACAACCTTAAGCTTGGGTATGGCGGAACAAAGACCGAGATGGAGCGACTACTTGCAGATGCACAGAAGATTACAGGAGTCAAGTATGACATCAGCAACTTGTCGGACGTTTATTCAGCCATCCATGTCATACAAGGAGAGCTGGGGATTACAGGAACAACTGCAAAAGAGGCATCCACAACCTTTACTGGATCATTTCTGTCCATGAAGGCGGCTGCGAAGGATGTGATTGGAAATCTCACATTGGGAAATGACATACGAAAACCGTTGTTCAATCTGCAGGAAACGGTAAATACATTCTTTGTAGGAAATTTTATTCCGATGGTCGGAAATTTTATAAGGGGAATCCCAGCACTCATCGAGCAGGGAATGACGATGATGTCGCTGAATTTAAACTTATTTGCAAATAATGCAGATCAATTTGTACAGCAGGGAATCCAGCTTGTAACAGAACTGGTTACGGGAATTATCAGCGGACTACCGTTTTTGATCGAAGCTGGATGGAATCTGATTACCGCACTCGGGACAGCGCTATTAGAAACTGACTGGATGGCGGTGGCGCAAGGCTTGATCACAAATCTGCGCACAGGTTTAGACGATGCAGCAGGGCAAATACTTGGGACAGATGGAAATATAATCGGATCGGTAATCAATGCAATCGTTACGAATTTGCCGCGTGTTTTGGCAAAAGGAACCGAAATTATTACGAATGTCGTACAAGGGATTCTGTCCACGCTACCAGTATTGGTCGGTGCAACAGGAACGATGATCACGAGTTTCCTTGATAAAGTTGCAAAAATGCTCCCTTCTGTTCTGAAATCTGGAGTCAATATCCTTTTAAGTGTTGTGAATGGGATCTTATCAAATATGCCTGCATTGCTTTCAGCGACTGGCACGATGGTAACGAATTTTATTAACAAAATTCTGCAGATGTTGCCATCTATACTGCAGAGTGGTATGCAAATGCTCTTAAATGTAAAAAGCGGAATTATAAACAGCTTACCTGAAATAATTTCATCTGCGGCACAAGTAATATCCTATTTTATCAATACAATAGGGCAAAATTTGCCTGGTATCTTACAAACTGGTATTACGATTTTGGGAAATTTGGCCTCAGGTATTGTACGGGCAATCCCGAATCTTATTGCACAAATTCCGCAGATTATCAGCAGCATTATCAGCGTATTTACAAATACAGACTGGTGGTCTGTCGGAGGCAATATTATAAGCGGTATCGCATCAGGACTGGCAGGAGCAGCAGGACAATTATGGGATGCTGTAAAAGGTGTCCTTGGAAACTTTAAAGACAAGGTTCTTGCATTCTTCGGAATTCATTCTCCATCGCGCTGGGGAATTTGGGTTGGAGAAATGATAGACAGGGGATTTGCAAAAGGAATCGAAACAAACCTCGGACCGATCAGAAGATCGGTGAGTCTGATGGAAGGGACCGTAGCAAAGCCATTCGAATCTAATTTCGAGTACAACGGAAATATTGGACAATCCGGAGATACAACAATCAGAGAACTTTTGTATGCGATTTTAGCGCTTTTGGAGATGATCGCAAATAAAGATCCAGTGATAAAAGTGTATCTGAAAGATAGAGAGGTAACAAGAGCACTAAAAGAAATGGGGGTTGTATTTGCATGATAAAATATAGGGCATCCAGTGGAAATGAATATAGCCTCTATGCGGAAAAAATGAGGGCAACAGAGGGAAGTTTCCATAAGTACTCTTGGAAACCAAACTCGAAGCAGGCGAAACTCGGAGAAATTTTAAAAGATTTTACGAAAGAAGCACAAAGCTACGATATTACGTTGCAATTTAGAGGACAGCTGCCTGAAAGGAAAGCTCTCCTCGATAGGTTGCGAAATGACTTTGAAAACGATGTGGTAACAAAGAAGCCGGGGCGTATGTACTTTGGTGATTATTGGATTGATGGATATTGCGTAGAATCGGAAACAGGAGTATCGAAAATAAAAAACACTTGGTCGCAAAACGACATTATTTTTTACTGCCCGTATCCGTTTTGGTGCCGCGAAAAAAAGATCAGTTTCTATACATCCTCTCAGTCCATCATTGATGAGGGGACGAAAGAAGAAAATGACAATATTATCGATAACTCAGTGTTGGATTCGGATTACAAGTATGATTATCCACGGAAATATCAGACGAGGTATCGCCCTGCTAAAAAACGTTATCTGAGAGACTACCGGTATGATTACTATCACAATCATCAGCGGTCGCAGCTGAATAATGATCATTTCGCCGAAACAGATTTTAGGATGTTAATCTATGGTCCGTGCACGGAACCGAAAATCTGGATAGGTGATCATCTGTATCATATGGCAGCAACCCTATATGATTCCGAGTATATCGTGATTGACAGTAGGAAGCGAACCATCGTGAAATATGCAAGGAACGGTGTGCAGGAAAACCTTTTTAATAAAAGAGATAAAGAAAATTATATTTTCAAAAAAATTCCAAACGGAAAAAGTGCGGTAAAATGGAACGCAACATTTCCATTTGATGTAATACTTTTCCAAGAGAGGAGTGAGCCGCCTTGGAGCTACTGATCACAGATAAAGACTGGATAGAATTAGGATATTTCGAAGATACTGCAGAGGCTGATATTGAGGTTGGAGATTCCAACGATTTTGAATTAATACTACCGAAAATAATTGCAAAAAAATATGAAATTGCCGAAAAATGCATTGTATTTGTACCTGGAACGGAGTTCGGGGGACTGATCGAGGATACCGAAAGCATAACATCCGGAGAAAACATTACTTTTCGTGGAGGCGCATGGAGAAAATATTTAGAACAGTTGATTATAGAACCTCCAAGCGGGCAGAGCTATCTAACGGTATACGGAGATGCCAACAGAATTTTGAAACAGGTACTAAACAAAGGGACGGGACTTCTTTTCGAGGTCCCGGATTATACCGCCGGAATAAACATCTCTAAACATCAATTCCGGTATGTAGATGCTCTTACGGGATTGACGAATATGCTTGAGAAACAGAATGCAAGATTAGATATAAAAGCTATGCAAGGGGAAACCGGAGAGCCCTGCAGGATAGTGATACAGGCCGTTAAGCAGGAAAACTATCAAGAAGAATTGGAATACAATGGGGATGATAATATTGATGTCACAACGCGTGCGTGCAATGGCAGAATCAATCATTTGATCTGTTTGGGGAAAGGCGAACTTGCAAACCGAATAGTAGTGCATTTATACGCACAATTAGATGGAACTGTCGGAACAAAGCAATATTACAAAGGAACAGAAGAGCGCACTGCGATATACGACTATTCATCTGGGGAAAAAGAGGATTTAGTAAAAGAAGGTACAAAAAAACTGAAAGAGCTAATGAATTACAAAGAAGCAAAGATGACAATTTCTACAGCGGATATTGAAATCGGAGATATTGTTTCTGCCAGGGACCGTGATGCAGGAATACTTTTGAGTCGGCCGGTGGAAAGGAAAATATTGCGTTGTGAAAGCGGAGAAATGAGTGTTGAGTATAAATTGAAAGGAGAATAACATGGCTTTAGAATTAGTAACAGGATACTGGGGTATGGAGCACGTGACAGCAGAGCAGGATGCAGATCTAAATGCTGGAATCATCGGCTCTGGAAACTACGTCCTAAATATCGGCGAAAAGATGCGTGCAGAGGCGGTATCTGCGAATCAGGTTCGGATTTTTGACGGCGTATTTATGGCATACGGAAGACAATGTATTTTAGGGGATGGGGAATATGAAGATGTAACAATCGAAAACGGGACACCGGGTCTGGTACGAAACGACATGATCGTTGTGAAATACAAGAAAGACGAAGAATCTGGAAAGGAAAATGCTACATTTGCAGTACTTAAAGGGGAAACCGGAAGTGTTGCAAAAGATCCAGTACCGAATAGACAGGACATCAGATCAGGAGCATTTGAATCAGAGGTGCCGATGTATCGAGTTAAGATCAATGGGCTTGCAATCGAGAAGATAGAGGCACTATTTGACATCCCTATGACAAATGATGATTTGTCAAAGAAGACATCTGATCTGGATACAAAAGTAAAAAAAATGTCGTCTGCACTAGGATCCTTCGCTTATTGGGATAATGTATCAACTGGTGAAAGTGGTGCGAAATCACTTTCTATGAGCCGTTCGATGCGTGCAGATCATATGTATCTTATATTTGTGCGCCGACTTAATGGGAGTAATGAAATACATCCTCCTTATGGTTATTTGCTATTTATGCGCAGTACTGGGTGGAACTTCGCAGTGATCGGAAGCGAAAACGAAGTTACAAAAAAAGATATAAGTAACGGTAAATTAGCTCTTACTTTTAAAGATACCCAATGGACACGCATGACGGTATATGAGGTAATGTAATCTACTTAAAGCTAAATTAACTTGGAGATGTGCTTTTCCACCCAGTCCATGTTCCGCTATTGTAAAAGTTCGTCCATACTCTGCCCGGAATGGGATGAAATTCTTTTAACTGAACCATAACATTTGTTGCAGCGTACCAGTAAACCTCTCGGTATCCGATAAACTCTTTTCCTTTTAATGCCGATGGACACGTCTTAAATTCTGTTCCACTCGGCTGGCGGAAATAATGGCATTTATTAAGTGTGTTAAAACGGTCTTGTAGACTGATAGTCAGGAAATCATTATTCGGTGGTGCCTTCATTGCATCTCCTGGTATAAACAGGTCATAATTAGAGAGATCAGTTGCTTTGTCGTTTAATTTATCGAGTTTATTTGACAAATCATCATTTTTTATATAAATCGAAAGGAGATGATAACATGAAACTATTATTTGCAGATGGACAGACATTGCAAGTACAAGCAATCTCAGCAGTAGATGGAAAGCTGCATGTAAGTGTCCTCAATAACTGCTATGAGCAGCTTAAGCATCTTTTTACAGATGCGATCACAACAGCAAGAATCGAAGTTGAAAATGATCAAGGAGAAGTAGAAGACACATTCGAAAATTACACTGTCTTTTCATATATTAAAGAAAATTCAGGGAAGATTTTCGAAGTAGAGATGGAGCAGCAGGGAAAAGATACCGAAACTCGTCTTGCAGAAGCAGAAAAGAGAGCAGAACAGGCAGAAAAAGAACTTACTGCAACACAGTTAGCGCTGTGTGAAGTATACGAGATGATAGGACAGATGCGGGCATTGCTTAAGCCCGGAGAGGTGGATGGCAATGCTTAAATTTTTACTATTTTTAATGCGGAAGGAGGTGGGAGATATGGCAGTAGTTTACGCAACATTAATCATTAAAGGAGTAAAAACCATCGATGATGTACCAGAAATAATTTTGGAGCAGGTGAAACAGGTTTTGAAAAAGTTAGAGGTCGAAATCTAGGAGAGTGAGGGATTAAGAACATGGAACAATTAGCAAATGTAAAAGCATACTTATGTGCAGTATTCGGGGCGGTTGTGGGAGGAATCGTAAATTTGATGGGCGGCTGGTCGGAAGATTTGACTACATTGCTTCTCTTTATGGGTGTAGATTTTATTCTGGGGCTTTTGATTGCTGCACTTTGGAAGAAAAGCAATAAATCCGATACCGGAGCATTAAGTAGCTATTCGGCGTGGAGGGGATTATGCAGAAAAGGGGTATCCCTTCTTGTCATACTTATTGCGTACAGATTAGATGTTACACTTGGTGTGGAATATATTCGATCAGCGGTTATTTTTGCATTTATTGCGAATGAGGGAATTTCTATCCTAGAAAACCTTGGAATCATGGGGGTGAAATACCCAACAGCACTTAAGAAAGCATTAGATATATTAACAAGTAAAGCAGAAAATTCAGAGAGCGTAAAATAGCGCTCTCGCATGAAAGGAGAATAAATTTATGAAAGTAATTGACGTATCAGAACACCAGGGAATTATTAGCTGGGAGCAAGTAAAAGGACAGATTGATGGTGCGATTCTTCGAGTAGGATATGGAGATGACATTGCAAGTCAGGATGATAAGCAGTGGAAGAGAAATGCAGATGAGTGTACTCGCTTAGGGATTCCGTTTGGAGTTTATATTTATGCTTACGCAACGAATGAGGCGATGGCAAGGAGTGAGGCGGCCCATGTGTTGCGGTGCATCAAGGGCTATAACTTAAAATTCCCAGTGTATTATGATGTAGAAGAGGTAGGGACAGAAGGTTATGCGAAACAAGCAGCACAGATTTTCGGCGATGTGATTGAGAAAGCCGGATATTGGTGCGGTGTGTATGCAAATCTCAACTGGTGGAACAATTATCTGAAGGGACTGGAAAGGTTCACGAAATGGGTTGCTCAGTATAATTCCCAGTGTGACTATGTAGGAGCAAATAAGGATATGTGGCAGTACACATCATCCGGCAGTGTTACAGGAATCAATGGATCGGTAGATATGAATGAATGTTACCGCAACTTTCCTGGGGAAATGGGTGGAACATCTGGAAACAAGCCAACTCCTCCGCCGACGAATCCAACACCTTCTGGAACAAAGCATAAAGTTGGAGAACATGTTGTATTTAGCACCTGCTATGTAAGTTCTTCAGATCCAAACAGCAGGGCGATTCAAGCGGCGAATATGGCGCGCAACCATGGAGTGATCACATCTATTAAAGTAGGAAGTAAAAATCCATACTTACTTGATAATGGTCTGTGCTGGGTGAATGATGGAGACATTAGAGGAATGTATGGAGCAAATGCGCCGGCGCAACACTATACAATTCAAGTTGGCGATACACTGTCAGGAATTGCGCAGAAATACGGAACAACAGTAAGTCAGCTTTGTGCTTGGAATGGGATCTCAAATCCAGATTTGATTTACGCAGGAACAAAGATTCGAGTTAGATAGTATAAAGCATCCTCCCTTCATGCCGAGGGGAGGATGAAAAAGAATATATTGTATCATCTTAATTTAAACGCGTTAGTAACACGTTAGTAACAAAAATGCTTAGAAACCCGCTAAAATCGTTATATACTTTTAATAAAATATTAA